GATCGAATTCGAAAAATGTTTGGAACAATTATCTTGGACGAAATGCATCACGTATCTTCGCCAACTTTTTCAAAAATCATCGACAGTAGTCACGCACGATACAAAATCGGACTGAGTGGCACAATCGAGCGAAAAGATGGAAAGCACGTAGTCTTTCGTGACTACTTTGGTAACAAACTTTTTCAGCCTCCCAAAGAAAATTTTATGACTCCGAGTATTGATATTTATCGTTCGGAAGTTCGCTTCATGGATGGTGCAAATATTCCATGGGCAAATCGGGTAAATAACCTGGCAAACAATGAAGAATATGTTCATAGTGTCTCGTTACTTGCATCCTACTATGCAGCACGAGGGCACAAAGTACTTGTAGTATCAGATCGAGTGCACTTTCTTAAGACTTGTGCACAATTAGTAGGAGAAAAAGCAATTTGTGTGACTGGGGAAGTCCCCCACGAAGAGCGCGAAAGCCTCATTAATGAGATAAACTATGGAAATAAAGAAATACTTTTCGGTACTCAAGCGATATTTAGTGAAGGGATTTCAGTCAATTCCCTCTCTGTCCTTATACTCGGTACCCCTATCAACAACGAGCCTCTCCTCACACAGCTCATCGGAAGAGTTATCCGAGAGCAAGAAGGAAAACGAAACCCAGTAGTGGTTGATATTCACTTAAAAGGCAAGACAGCAAGTCGACAAGCTTCAAATCGTATGGGGTACTACATGAAACAAGGGTATTCTATTAGAGAGCTTGGAGCCACAAAAAATAGTTCTTGACATTTACTTCAAATGTGTGTATAATATGTTGTTATATGATTGGAATAAAATCTTCGAAGTAGCCGACGGCAATACTTTCACCATCTTTATCATTTTTAAAATGATTACGGCAAACATCGTACCTGAAAACAAATACGATCCTATCTTCGAGTTTAGTAAAAAATCTTTTGATGGGGAATCTTTTATGCTTCACCCTGACATTCTTTTATTCAATGCATATAAACATGAGTACCGCGAGATAGCCCAGTATATCGCGTTGTGCTCTTTACGTCCGATTTCGGACTATTCAGCAACTGGGAAAATAGATCTGGATATGTACCTTGTTGATCTAGATTATGAACTTTTCAAAGATAACAGTCTACTTCGTATAGAAGATGATTCAATTCACTTTATATATGAAGAAGTCCCAAAGGAGAAATTACACTAATGGCACTATCATTTAACAAAGCCGCTGGCGGCGCAAAGAAGTCTAGCATTACATCTTATTCATATCGTGACGGAGACAACGAAGTTCGTCTCGTAGGTGACGTACTCGCACGGTATGTGTACTGGCTAGAAGGCAAGAACGGAAAGAACATTCCTTTTGAGTGTCTTTCTTTTGATCGCAATGAAGAGCGATTCAACAATCTGGAAAAGGATTGGGTACGTGAGTACTATCCTGATCTGAAGTGTGGCTGGAGCTATGCCATGCAATGTCTTGACCAAGGAGAAGTCAAGATCATCAATCTCAAGAAGAAGCTCTTTGAAGCTATTCTTACTGCAGCAGAAGACTTGGGCGATCCTACAGATCCCGAAACTGGCTGGGACGTTAAGTTCAAGCGAGTAAAGACTGGACCTCTGCCCTACAATGTAGAGTACCAACTCCAGGTCTTGAAGTGCAAGCAGCGTGCTCTCGGCGAAGATGAGATGGAAGCCATCTCTGAGCTAAAGTCAATGGATGATGTTATGCCTCGTCCTACTCCCGATGCACAAAAGAAGTTGCTCGATGAGATTCGAGAAGAGTCAGCAAATGTTGACGAAGAACTGGGCGAAGAGTTTGACTTGACATGATTTTATTTACGGCAGACTGGCACATAAAGCTAGGTCAAAAGAATGTGCCCAAAGAGTGGGCACTTAACCGCTACGGGTTATTTTTCGAGCAAATACACAGTCTTGAAAATCAATGCGAAATGCATATTATTGGTGGTGATCTTTTTGATCGTCTGCCGAACATGGAGGAACTGGAACTCTACTTCTCGTTTATTCGGGAAGTAGGGATTCCAACTCTTATCTATGACGGTAATCATGAAGCAACAAAGAAAAACAAAACGTTCTTTACTCAACTGAAGCAAGTGACTAGAGATATAAACCCACTTGTAAAAATAGCGGATATTTCATACTATGATTCCGATCTTGGTTTTAGTATTCTTCCTTACGCCGATCTCCACAGAGAAGGAAGCATTGAAAAATTTATATCAACAGCACCACTATTTACTCATGTACGAGGAGAAATACCTCCACACGTCAAGCCAGAGGTGGACTTAGACAGGTTTGAGGATTTTCCCGTCGTATTTGCAGGAGACCTACACGCACATAGCAATACTCAAAGAAATATTGTATACCCCGGGTCTCCTATGACAACATCGTTTCATAGAACAGAAGTTAAAACAGGATATTTGCTTATAAATCCAAACGATTGGTCTTGGATATGGGAGCCTTTTGACCTTCCACAATTGATACGAAAAACTGTATCAGATCCAAGTGAGATGGTTCCTACCGACTATCACCATACAATTTATGAGATTGAAGGAGATATGCAAGAGCTTGCAAATGTAAAAAACAATGATCTGTTGGACAAAAAAGTCGTAAAAAGAAATACAGAAGCAACTCTAATTATAGATAATGAAATGACTCTTGAAGAAGAGTTAGTTGAATATTTAACATATATACTAGAAATCTCGGAAGAGCAAATACCAAACATAATAGGTGTATTTAATGATTACTCTGCAAAAATTGCGATGGAGTAACTGCTTTAGCTATGGAGAAAACAATGAGTTAGATTTAAGTAGTAATACTGTTACTCAACTTGTTGGCACTAACGGGATGGGGAAGTCCTCCATCCCGTTAATTATAGAGGAAGCTCTATATAATAAAAACTCTAAAGGCATTAAAAAAGCAGACATACCAAATCGATACGTTAATCAAGGTTATAGTATACACTTAACCTTTACCAAGGATACCAAAGAATATGAGGTTCTCATCGACCGAAAGTCCAGTATTAAACTTCGACTCCTCGAAGATGGTGAGGATATATCCTCACATACCGCAACCAATACCTATAAGACATTGCAAGATATTATCGGCATTGATTTCAAAACATTCACCCAACTGGTATATCAAAACACTAGCAGCAGCTTACAATTTCTCACAGCGACCGATACGAATAGGAAAAAATTCTTAATTGATTTGTTGCACTTAGAACATTATGTAAAGCTATTTGAGCTGTTTAAAGAAGAGTCCAGAAAGCAGACTGTCAATCTTGCAAGTGTTGAATCAAAGATAGCAACGATAGAAAAATGGTTGCAAGATAATAAATTGAGTGATACAACCATACTGCCACTGGAAGAAATTTCAATCGACACATCAAAAGACGAAAAAGAATACGCTGAACTTTCGTTAGAAATTAAAAATATTTCCGAAAAAAATAAAAAAATTAATCAGAACAACACATACAAAGAAATGCTGAGTAAGATTGATTTACAAAAAGCACAATCTTGTACTGTAACAGAAAAACAATCCTACGATAGATTGCAGTCAGATCTAGGAAATCTTCGCGGGGTCGTAGCGGGGTCGAAGAAACTTTTAGAAAAGCTAGAGAAGTTGGGAGATCATTGCCCTACTTGTGAGCAAGAGGTAGATCCTGGGTTCAAACAAAAACTTATTGACGAAGAAAGTAGAAAGATTGCAGAAAACAGAAGGGAAGAATATGAAATTGAAGGAAGAATATCAGAAATTAAACGAGACAATGCCGAGTATGACAATGCCAGAAAAATTGAAAGAGAGTGGCAAGAAATTTATCGAAGTATTGACCGAACTTTGCCAGTGGCCCTCTTGGACAAGGGAGAGCTTGAAAGCCGCTTGGGAAGAATACGAGCTGACTTGGTTCAAGCACAAGAGTCTTTGGAGAAGATCACAAGAAGTAATGAAAAGATCACAAGACATAACACAAGAATTCAAGTAATTCAAGAACAAACAGATGACTTTTTAGCACAACTTGAAGAACAACAAGCACAGCTTGAAGTCTACAAAGAAACTGCAAACAATTTAGAAGTATTGAAAAAAGCTTTTAGTACAAATGGATTGATTGCATATAAAATCGAAAATCTTGTAAAAGATCTAGAAGAACTTACAAATCATTATTTGGCGGAACTATCAGATGGAAGATTCACATTGGAGTTCGTTGTTTCAAACGATAAGCTTAACGTTCAAATTACTGACAATGGGAATATTGTCGATATCTTGGCTTTATCTAGTGGCGAGCTCGCTAGGGTAAATACAGCTACTCTTATTGCTATTCGCAAATTGATGAGTAGTATATCAAAATCCAAAATAAATATATTATTCTTGGACGAAGTCATTGCAGTTTTAGATGATGCAGGACGAGAAAAATTAGTAGAAGTATTGTTAGAAGAAGATCTCAATACTTATGTTGTTAGTCACGGATGGACACACCCTCTGCTTGAAAAAGTAGAAGTTGTTAAATCAGGAAATATATCGAGGTTAGAATGACAGACGAAGGAATGACACTTACCACGGGACATCTTATGTTAGAAAACATGAAAGAATACTTACTTGGTAAGTGTAAATATCACGAAACAAATGTTAAAGTTTACTTCTTAAATCCTGTCGGTATCGGAGAACATCCAGATATTCTTGGAGCTATCGAAATGGAACTAGAAAAGCTCGCAGATTACAAAGAAAAATTGGATATACTTCGACAGATAGAGAGGAGCTTGTGGTAGACAGTAGAGCAAAAGGTGCTCGAGGAGAATATCTAGTAAGAGATTTATTGAGAGAACATACCGGCCTTCAGTTTGAAAGAGTCCCGAGTTCCGGGGCTCTTGAGTATTTGAAGGGAGATTTGTATGTTCCTCATGAAAAGAATAAGTACTGTATTGAAGTAAAAAATTATTCTGAGTCTCCTCTTACTGATAAAATTTTTACTGCGCCTAGAACAAATAATCTTATTCGATGGTGGAATAAACTTGTACAACAAGCGCACCAAGGCAGCCAAGAGCCGCTGTTGTTTTTTAAATATAATCGCTCTCCTATATTCGTAGTAGCAAAAGACAAGCCTAAGAATTTTTCTTTATGGATAAATATAAATTTTTTAGGCTGTCATGTTATGGTTGCAGATGAGTGGTTAAGAAATGAAAAGCCGGAGTTTTTAAATGGCGTTTAGTTTTGAGGATAGAATATCTGACACAAAAACAACATTGATAGTAGATGCACTAAATCTTGCATTTCGATGGAAACATCAGGGAAGAACAGACTTTAGATATGACTATCAAAAAACAGTGCAATCTCTTGCTTCTTCATACGGATGTAGTGAAGTAATTATAGCAGCAGATTGGGGATCATCTTCATACAGAAAAGAACTGTATCCCGACTACAAACAGAATCGAAAAGAGAAGTTTGCAGAACAAAGTGAAGAAGAAAGAATTGCTTTTGAAGAGTTCTTTGAAGAATTTGAAGCAACATTAGAAGTACTCGCAGAAGATTATATATTGCTTCGATACAAAGGTGTAGAAGCAGATGATATCGCTGCACACTTAGTAAAGCATAAAAATGCTTATGACTTAGAGAATATATGGCTAGTATCAAGTGATCGAGACTGGGACTTGCTCATTCAAGACACTGTAAGTAGATTTTCTTATGTGACGAGGAAGGAAGTCACGCTAGAAAACTGGTCAGAACACTACGATGTAAAACCGGAAGAATATATTTCTCTAAAATGTTTAACGGGAGATAAAGGTGACAATGTTCCAGGAATTCCTGGCATAGGACCGAAACGAGCTCAGCAACTTATAGAGCAATACGGAAATGCTTTTAGTATTTATGAAGCAACCCCCATTGATAGTCGGTATAAATATATACAAACTCTTAATGAAAATGCGGATCAAATCTTGACAAACTATGAGCTAATGGATTTAATAACTTTTTGCGACGACGCAATAGGCAGGGCTAACATAGCAGATATTGAGAGTACAATAAATGAATATAGACATTGATTTTCGTAGAGATCGTTATCTCTCACAATTTAGTATAAAAACATTACAAGACAGATACCTAGTTGA